AAAAGGTTTAGCCCAAAAATTAGCAAAAAATGAACAAATAAATAAAAAAGCTACAGAAAATATAAAAATAAGACAAAATGAAGTTAAACAAGAATTAGAAAAGCTCGATAAAATAAAAATTAAGAATGACGAACAAAAACTTGCAGTTGATGAACTCAAAGAGAAACAAAAATTCTTAACAGAGGAGTTGGGAAAACAACCTGGGATATTAGACGATATGAATGATAAAACTAAATCCTTACATAGTGAAGTGGATAAAGTAGCAGAAGCATTTAAAGAAGTTGGTGTAACAATAGGTGAGGATATTAAAGAAGGTATTAAGGGATTAATCAAAGGAACATCTACCTTGTCTGATCTTCTTAATAATGTTGCTGATAGGTTTTTAGATGTAGCTCTCAATCAAGCACTATTTGGAGATATTCTTGGTGCAGGGGGTAAGAAAGGTGGTGGTTTATTAGGATTTCTTTCTGGAGGTTTGTTAGCTGGTGGAGGTAGAGCGGCAGGAGGAAAGTCATTTATAGTAGGTGAAAAAGGACCAGAACTTTTTGTTCCCCGATCCACTGGAACAGTCATACCAAATAATAAACTTGGAGGTGGCGGTAATACGAGTGTTGTGGTTAATGTGGACGCATCTGGAACAGATGTTCAAGGTGACGAAGCTCAAGCAAAAGAACTCGGTACATTAATATCTGTTGCTGTTAAAGGTGAGCTTGTAAAACAGCAAAGACCTGGCGGACTTCTTTCTAGGACAATTTAATGGCTACTTTTCCCGACTACAATCCACAATTCTCTGCTACAAAACGTAGTGCTCCAAGACAGAAGATCACACAGTTTGGAGATGGTTATCAACAAAGAGTATCTTTTGGATTAAATCAAGATCCAAAAGTTTGGAATTTAACTTTTAATGTAGATAATGTCGATGCTGAGGAAATTGAAACATTTTTAGAAGCAAGAGGTAAGGATGGTGCATCATTTTCATGGCAAGCACCTGATGAATCGTCCTCTCTTCAATGGATTTGTAGAAGTTTTAATAAAGAAGTTTTTTCTTTCGATCGTAATCGTATTACAGCAACATTTGAACAGGTTTTTGAACCATAATGGCAGTACCAGTTTCAGCCTTACAGGAAATAAATCCTGGAGCAATAATTGAATTATTTGAATTACAGACAAGTACAACTCTGCATGGATCTGATACTATTTATAGATTTCATAATGGATCTAATACTAATTCCAATGGCTCTCTTATCTGGAAGGGTAATGAATATCAGAGTTTTCCTATAAAATGTGACGGTTTTGAGTTCCAAGGTACAGGAAGTTTACCTAGACCTACGGTGATTATTAGTAATATCTTTGGAACGATTACTGCGATCATGCAAAACGTAAACGATACAACTGTTGGTAATGATTTAAACGGTACAAAATTAGTAAGAATCAGAACTTTAGCTCGTTTTATAGATGCTGTAAATTTTCCTGGTAATACTAACCCACATGGTACACCCGATCCAACGGCAGAATTTCCCCAAGAAATTTATTTTTTAGATAGAAAAGTTTCAGAAAATAGAGAAATTGTACAGTGGGAAGCTCAGTCTGCTCTTGATTTGGTAAATGTAAAATTACCTGGAAGAATTGCAACAAGAGAAATATTCCCAGGGATCGGTACGTTTGTAGGATGAGTTGGAAAGATATCGCGATAAAACATGCTATAAACGAATCACCCTATGAAAGTTGTGGTGTCGTAATAATAAATAAGGGTAAAGAAAAATATTATCATTGCAAAAATTTAGCAAAGGAAAAGGGAGATTATTTTATTCTAGATCCAGAAGATTGGATTAAAGCTGAAGATTTAGGAGAAATTATGGCTGTAGTTCATAGTCACCCTAATCATCCTCCTATACCTAGTCAGGCTGATCTTGCCAGTTGTGAATATTTAGATTTACCTTTTTACATCGTTACTCCAGAAACAAAAGAGTGGCATTATTTTGAGCCTTCTGGTTATAAAAGATTATTAATAGGTAGAGAGTGGGTATGGGATGTTCAAGATTGTTGGAGTTTGATTACTGATTGGTTTAAAGAAAACAAAAATATTTCAATACGTCATTGGAGAAGGCCAGCGAGTCCACAGGAATTTACAAAAAAACCTTATTTCGAAAAAGTATTATTAGGTTCAGGCTTTATTGAATTAAATGATCAAGATGAGACTCAAAAAGAAGATGTTTTACTTATGGATACTACTAATACAGGCAAGTTAGATCATGTTGCACTTTATATAGGAGATCAAACTATTCTTCATCATTGTGTGAAAAGACTTAGCTGTAGAGAAACTTATGACCAAAAATGGATAGAATACACAAAGAAGAGATACCGTTATGCTCAGTAAGATTAAAGTTTACGGAAGATTAGCTCGTTTTCTTGGTGAGCGTACTTTTGAAGCTGAAATCACCACTACATTAGATGCCATAAAATTTTTATTAGCGAATTTTCCTCAATTAGAAAAGCACATGATTGAGCAAAACTATTGTATAAAAGTAGGTACAAATGAGATTGATGAGACAGAGCTTTTTAATCCTGTAGGAAAACAAGAAATTAAAATTGTACCTGTTATACAAGGGGCTTTTGGAAATGGAGGTTTAGGTCGTTTTTTAACGGGAATAGCATTAATTGGTCTTGCTATCGCTGCTCCCGCAGCAGGGTTAGGGTTAGGCAGTGCAAAAGGAACTTTTCTTTTTGGAACGACAGGTGGCGGAGCATTAGCAGCAGCAGCAGGAAATCTTGGTATTTATTTAGCTTTATCAGGAGTATCACAAATGATTACCCCCGTACCAAAACCTCCTGGAGTATCTGAAGATCCAAGTCAAAATTTTAATTTCAGTGGTATTCAAAATACATCAAGGGCAGGAACAGCTATACCTATAATTTATGGAGAAATTTTTGCTGGTTCACTAGTAGTATCCGCAGGAATTGATACAGTACAAATAAAAGGAACAGCTTAATGTCTATTGTTAATCGTTCAGAGAAGGATGTAATCGTAGACTCTTCATTACCTCCAGAAAGTCTTTCAAGTAAACAATTCGCTACAATTGTAGATGTTTTAAGCGAAGGAGAAATTGAGGGGTTTCCATCTGCGTCTAGTTTCACTAAAGGGACTGCGAATTACAATAAAGCTGCATTAAAAGATGTATTTCTTGGAAAAACTCCAGTATTGAGAGCTACTGCTAATCCAACTAACACTCAAGCAACAGATTTTAATTTTCAGAATGTAGAATTTGAACCGCGTTTTGGAACGTCTAATCAAACATTTATACCTGGAATTAAAAATATAGAAACTGAACGTAATGTAAACGTAAAAGTTGTACAGGACACACCAGTTTCAAGACAGGTAACTAATTCACTTGTAAATGCTTTAAGAGTAACTATTCAATTTAATTCTTTACAAAAATTTGAAGACAATGGAGATGTAAATGGAACAGAAGTAAGACTTAGGATTTTAATTATAGATAATACGAATAATATAAAAATACCAATTGATGAGACTGTTAAGGGTAGAACGTCTTCTACATATAATCGTGATTATAGAGTGGATTTATCAGGTTCACTTGTTTTCCCTTTGACAGTAAGAGTTGAAAGGGTTACAGATGATGCTGAAGATCCAAACAGATTAAGAAATGAGTTCTTATTTAAATCTTTCACTGAGATAATTGACGAACAAAGACCATACCCTGATATCGCACATGCAGCTTTAAGATTTGATTCAGAACAGTTTTCATCTGTTCCAAATCGAATGTTCAGAGTAAGAGGAGTTAAGATAAAAATTCCTCATAATGGGACTGTAGATCCCACTACTGGTCGAATAATTTATACAGGTATTTTTAATGGAACACTTACTACAACAACACATTGGACGAGTGATCCAGCTTGGGTCTTGTTTGATCTTCTTACAAATTCTAGGTACGGATTAGGTGATCATATAACTGAAGCTCAACTTGATAAATTTGCTTTTTATAGAGCTTCTCTTTACTCTTCTGAATTAGTAGATGATGGGCTTGGAGGTAAAGAACCTAGATTTAGTTGTAATACAATACTGCAAAAAAGAGAAGATGCTTATACAACAGTAAATGCATTGTCTTCGATAATGAGAACAATGCCTTTTTGGAGTGCAGGATCTTTAACAATTTCACAAGATCGACCTACTGATCCAAGCTATCTTTTTAATTTATCAAATGTTACAGAAGAAGGTTTTACATATTCTGGTACAAGCTTAAAAACAAGATCAACAGTAGTATCTGTATCTTATTTTGATATGGATAATCAAGAATTAGATTTCGAGACTGTAGAAGATTCTACTGCTCGTGCAAAATATGGTGTAATTCATAAAAAAGTTACGGGTTTTGGATGTACTTCAAGAGGACAGGCATCAAGATTAGCAAAATTTATATTATTTGAAGAACAAAATTCCACGGAAACTATTAACTTTGTCACTAGTTTATCTGAAGGTGTAATTGTAAGGCCAGGTCAGGTTATAGAAGTTAGTGATCCTGTTAGGGCGGGTGTTAGAAGAGGAGGAAGAATTAAATCAGCAACAGTAACTTCAGTAACAGTAGATGATGTAGGTTCTACGGATTTAGATACAAGTAATAATCCAAAATTAAGTGTTGTTTTATCTGACGGTTCCGTTGAAACAAAAGATGTTAGTTCTATTAATGGTGCTGTAATTACTGTTAATAGTGCTTTTTCTTCTGCTCCAAATTCAAATAGTGTTTGGATATTACAGAACAGCACTTTAGAAACAACACAATGGAGAGTAATTAGTGTAAACGAAGATCAAAGTAATTATGCGATTACAGGTATAGCTTACAATCCTGGAAAGTTTGACTTCGTAGAAGATGGAACGCCTTTACCTCCAAGAAATGTCACTCTGTTAACTTCTATCAAGGATAGTCCAAGTAATTTAGACGCTTTTGAACAATTTTATATAGAAAATGAGCAAGCAAAAGTAAAGATTATTTTAGATTGGGAAGCTGTTCCTGGAGTAAACCAGTATAGACTTCAATATAGAAAAGATAATGGTAATTTTACTTCAATAACTGTTAACAGAACTGATTTTGAGATTTTTGATACGAGTGAAGGGTTATATGAATTTAGAGTATTTAGTATAAATGCAGCTTTAGAAACCTCAAGCACTCCTGCGACTAAAATATTAAACGCTGTAGGTAAGTCGGCAATACCTTCTGATCCTACAAATATTACAGTTGAACCAATATCTGAAGATTTTGTAAGATTAAAATTTACTCCTTCGACTGATATTGATGTTGTACATGGAGGTACAGTTGTTATAAGACATACCCCTGAGGTTGGGCAAACTGGTACGTTTTCTAATTCAGTTGATATACAGGTTTTACCTGGAAACTCAAGTGAAGCTGTAGTTGCTGCTTTAACAGGAAAATATTCTCTGAAGTATCGTGACGATGGGGGCAGATTTTCAAAAAATGCTGCACAAATAATTGTTACTGAACCTGATTTCTTAGCTAATCAAGTTATTTTTACAGAAAGAGAGGATACTGATTCTCCACCATTTCAAGGAGTTAGAGTTAATACAATATACGATCCATCACTTGATGGTTTAGTACTTGAAAAAGGAGGCAACTTTGATAATATTCCTAATTTAAATTTACTTCTTACAAATATTGATGATTTAGGAGATGTAGTATCAAGTGGTTCTTATGAATTTAAAGATAAATTAGATTTAGGAGCTATTTTTACTTTAACTTTAAAAAGATTATTCTTAACTTCTGGTATATATTCTAATAGTTTATTTGATTCTCGAACTGCATTGATAAATACTTGGGATGATTTTGATGGTGAAGCTGCTGATAATGTCAACGCAAGATTACTGGTTGCAACTACTGATGAAGATCCAGCAGCCTCAATTTCGGGAACATATTCTCAATCTACAACAACAATTACTATTACAAAAACTAATCATGGATTATCTGTAGGAGATTTTGTTGTTATTGACTTTACTAGTGGCACTGGAGCAGATGGAAACTATGAAATTCAAACAGTACCAAATGTAAATACATTTACAGTTACAAGTAATTCAAGTGCAACTACTAATGGTAACTGTACATTTGGTTCACCGTTTACTAAATTCAATGAGTTTTCAAATGGTCAATATAAGGGTCGAGGTTTTAAATTTAGAACAGAACTAGAATCAAACGATCCAGCTCAAAATATAAACATTTCTCAATTAGGTTATGAAGCTAGTCTTAAGCAAAGGACTGAAACTGTTAACACTAATATAAATAGTTTATGTGCGACTAATAATACAGCTAAAGCTGTGACCTTTTCTGCTCCGTTCTTTACAGGTTCAACCGCTGTTAATGGTTCTGCAAATGCCTTTCTACCAACTATAGGGATTACTTTAGAGGGGGCGGTTTCAGGGGATTATTTCAAAATTACTTCTATTACGTCAACACAATTCATAATAGAGACTAGAGATGTTAATAATAATTTTAAAGATATGAATTTTAAATATACCGCAATAGGTTTTGGTAAAGGCAATTAAGTAAGGTTAAACTATTAATAAATAAAAAATTGTGAAATGACACAAATTTCCTACACAGTAGATAATGGTTCTGGACTAGCAGTTCGTACCAGAATTAATCAGGTATTAGCTGCTATAAAAAGTACTAATTCTGGCAATAGTGCTCCTTTAGAAACAGTGCCATATATGCTTTGGGCGGATACAGGAACTAATCGTCTTAAAATTAGGAACTCAAATGATCAAGCTTTTGTAGATTTATTTGGTCTTGATGGCTCAATAACAATGCCAGATGGAACGAATAGTAGCCCTGGAATGTCATTTACTGATGATTCAGATACAGGTATTTTTAGTGGTGCAGATAATCAATTTAATATCGCCACTGCTGGTATCGAAAGGGTAAGAATTGATGCAACTACTGTGGTTTTTAATGATACTGGAGCGAATACCGATTTTAGGATTGAAGGAGATACTGAAACAGCTTTATTCTTTGCAGATGCGGATAATAATAGAATAGGAATAGGAACAGCGAATCCTCGATCCATCTTGGATTTAGGTAGTGGTTCAGGTGATAGCAACACATTAAGCTCGACACCATCACAGTATCAATTAATGTTTGAAGCTCCTTCGGGTACAGGTGACTACGGTAGAAATATCTGTTGGGCAGTTGGAACAGGTAGCGTAACAGCAGCGATAAATGCGATTGATAATGGAGCTAGTGATGCAACAGGTTTAACATTCAATACTGGAAACACTAGTTCTGTAATTGAACGATTAAGAATTACATCTTCAGGGGATGTAGGAATAAATCGAGGAGTTCCACAAGCTTTTAACTCTAATGCATCAGGTATTACTACGACAAAATTTGAAGTTAATGCTGGAGATTCTACCAACACAACCCATGAAACAGCTTGTTTTAGAGGAGGAAATGATGGTAATGACGCTGCTGCAAGAGTAAGAATTGTTCATGGTGGTGACAGAGGAATGATATTAGATGGTGGTAGAACCTCAAACGCAGCCTTCGGAAAAATTAGTATTAGCGATCAAAACGGTGATGCTACAACTTCCGTACACATTGACAGTGCTGGTACTTGGTTCTGGGGAAAAACTGCACAATCAAGTGCAACTCCTGGAGTGGAACTATATAAAGACGGACCTCATTTTATGACTAGATCTGCTGGCGGTGGTACTGTCTTAGGTCTTAACGACTCTACTGGTACATCTGGAGGCATAATGAAGTTCTATTTTCAAGATGTTCATAGGGGCAGTCTCCAATATAATGGATCAAATTTTCAAGCTGTAAACGCTTCTGATTATAGATTAAAAGAAAATGACACTCCAATATCTGATGGAATTACCAGAGTTAAGCAATTAAGACCAATTAGATTTAATTGGAAAACAGATTCTTCAACAACTTATGATGGTTTCTTTGCTCACGAAGTTCAAAATGTAGTTCCTGCTGCTGTTATTGGAGAAAAAGATTCAACTATAGGTCCTAGAGGAGAAGGTTATCAAATGATGAGTAATGAACCACTTATACCATTATTGACTGCTGCAATAAAAGAATTAATTGTTAAAGTTGAAGCACTAGAAAGTGCTTAGTATAATAGAATTAAAAAAAGGTTAATTATGGCTGTTACTTGGACTGTTTCTAATTTAGATTCACTTACAACAAGTGAAGGCTTATCTAATGTTGTAACTGGTTGCCATTGGAGAGTTTCGGATTCTGAAACAGTAGATGGAGTCGTACACAGAGCGGAGTTATATGGAGTTGTAAATCTTTCTGATCCTGATTCTTCAAGTTTTACAGCTTATGATGATATAACTAAAGATAATGCTATAGTTTGGGCGAAAACTGCTCTTGGAGCAGATGAGGTATCAAGATTAGAAACACAGATTGCAAGTATAATATCTGAATCAAAAGCTCCAACATCAAAAATAGGAACTCCTTCTGGTTGGTAAACTATGGCAATTGAACCAGCTACTTACAACATGACAGTCCGTAGAAGGTCTGATCACGTTATACAATTAATTTTTAAAGATTCAAATAATGCTGCTTTAAATCTGACAGGATTTAGCATTGCTGCACAAGTTTGGAACGATTCTAGGACAAATAAATTTGCTGATTGGACTGTTACTTTTGTTAACAGAGTCGCTGGTACTGTGAAAATTGCTTTAAGTGATGATCAGACAACAACTTTTACTCCAAGTTCTTTGCGATATGATGTTTTGCTTACTGATCCCAATGGTTTAAAAGAATATTATTTAAAAGGTACTATATTTGTTGTGGAGGGTTATACAACATGACGACTGTCAATATTACAGAAGAGAAAAATACGATAGTTGTTGATGAGACAACTAATACTGTAACAATAACCGAGGGTAATGCTACTGTTGTCGAAGTAGCTACTGCTGGACCACAAGGACCAGCGTTCGCAGATACGGGAACTTCTTTAGATGATTCTAGTAAAGTAAATAATTCAGTAGTGTATTTTGATTTATCTAGTGGTAAATTTAAAGCAGATGCTACTCGTACTGTAGAAAATTTAGTCGATGGAGGCAATTTTTAAATGGCAAACACCGTAAGGATTAAAAGATCTACAGGATCTTCCGCACCAACAAGTCTTGCAAATGCTGAGTTAGCTTTTGCAGAAGGTAGTAAAAAATTATTTATAGGAATTGGAACTGGAGGAGCAGGAGGTTCTGCGACCACTATTGAAGCTATTGGTGGAACTGGAGGTTTTTTTGATAAAACTACTGTACAAAATGCAAATAAGATACTATCTGGTCCTGCGTCAGGTAGTGATGCTGCTCCTTCGTTCAGATCTTTAGTTGCTGCTGATATTCCTTCATTAGTACATACAAAAATATCTGATTTTGATGATGGAGTACGAGCCAATACATTATCCGCAATGGCTGCACCTTCATCGACTTTATCTTTAAATTCTCAAAAAATAACAAATTTAGCTACTCCTACTGATCCTAGTGATGGAGCAAATAAGGCATACGTTGATTCTGTTTCTCAAGGTTTAGATATAAAAGATAGTGTTAAGGCAGCAACCACAGCAAATATTACGCTTTCTGGAACGCAAACCATAGATGGCATTTCTCTCTCTACAGATGATCGAGTTCTTGTAAAAAATCAAAGTACACAGTCTCAAAACGGGTTGTATCTGTGTAAGTCAGGTGCATGGCAAAGGACAACAGATTTAGCAGCGGGTTCTAATGCTGCTGGCATGTTTACTTTTGTTGAGCAGGGAACAGTAAATGCTGATAACGGGTTTGTTTGTACGTCAAATTCTGGAAGTGCGGTAACAGGTAGTAATAATTTAACTTTTGCACAATTTTCTGGTGCTGGACAAATAACAGCAGGAGATGGTTTAGATAAATCATCTAACACTTTATCTGTTGATCTTAAATCTAATGGTGGTTTAGTTATTGAATCGACAGAGATTGCCGTAGATCTTGGTGCTAGTTCAATTACAGGGACACTAGCTCTTGGAGATGGAGGAACAGGAGCAACTTCAGCTTCAAATGCGAGGTCAAATTTAGGACTTGTAATAGGTACAGATGTTCAAGCTTTTGATGCCGAGTTAGCTGCTATTGCGGGTGTAACTTCAGCGGCAAATAAACTTGCATATTTCACTGGTTCTGGCACTGCTGATGTTACTGATTTCACAGCTTTTGCAAGAACAATTCTTGATGATGCAAATGCGTCTGCTGTTCGTACCACACTAGGACTTGGTAGTATCGCGACTCAGGCAGCCAACTCTGTTGCTATAACAGGAGGTTCTATTACGAATTTAACAACATTTGATGGTATAACCATAGATGGCGGTAGCTACTAATTTATAGGAGGCTATAACCAATGGCAAACACAATAAAACATAAAAGGGGTTCAGGTAGTAATCCAGGTACGAGTGATTTATCAGTTGGTGAATTAGCGATTAGAACTGATACTGCAAAACTCTTTACGAAAAACGATGCTGGATCGGTAGTACAGATCGGAAGTGGAATAAACGATTTAGTAGAAGATACGAGTCCACAGCTAGGTGGTGATTTACAAAGTAATGGAAATGATATTGATTTTGCTGATAATGACAAGGCTATTTTCGGTACTGGAGGAGATTTAAAAATTTATCACGATGGATCAAATTCTAGGATTGAAGATTCTGGAACAGGTCGTTTATTTATAAGTAGTGATCTAACTCAATTTTTAAACGCTGCTAAAACTGAAACTACAGCAGAGTTTATTCAAAATGGTGCTGTAAACCTTTACTACGCCAACAGTAAAAAGTTTGAAACATCTTCAGCGGGAGCACAAATAACTGGACATCTCCAACTTGTGGGTCATCTTGATATGGATGACGACCATAAAATTAAACTTGGAACTGGTGATGATTTAGAAATTTTTCATGGATCAAATATAAGCACCATAAAAGATACTTATGGTGACTTAAGAATAATGGGTGACACCATTAGGA